GACGAGTCGCGCCTGCAAAGACTTGACCGCCAATTAAATTGACCGGTTTCAAACCATAAGGTTTGTCAACAGTAGGATAAGCCATTTAAGACTCCATAGTTAAATTTAAGAACCTTTACCAAAGCTTGTCGATGACTTACTTTCTTTAAAAATAGGCATACGAGCGTCACTTTGGCGCATGAGGTTATTGTCTACAGCATCCGTCTGAGCCTGCGTCTGCTTGGCGTAGTATTGCGTACGTTGATCAACAAACTCTTTTGGTGTCTTGCAGAGCACTAACCCGCCAATCTCAATGTTGTCTTTGAAACGACTATTGGGATCAACTAGCAGTTGAAACTGAGGTTGCTCACTTAACGTTACTGGTTCCCAGCCCTCGCGGAGTTTAGCCGATAGGTTACGTGGGTCAACTTGGTTGTTGATTGCAACGCGAATCCAGCGGTAAGCATAGCCCGGCTGTTTGTCGGGTTCCGGTAACAATTCTGCAGGTGCCCACTGCTGAGGGCGCTGTTGAACTGCACGGGTTTCTTGCTCACGTGATAATTTGTTTTCAGCCATTTTGGGCCTCCAATTCTGCTACTTTTTTGGCGTACAGCTCAAGAGAAATACCTAGTTTCTTGGCTACGTTTTGTTGTGTAAGCGACAACCGAATTTTTTTCGGAGCCGTTGCGCGTTGTGCTGATGCAACAACGTTGTTGGGGCGGCTTTGCCTTGTGGGTGGGGCATCGCCTGTATCTACTTCAACAATGCCAAAGCGTTTTGGAAAAGCTTTCCGCATTGCTGTGTCAATTTTGTTGTAGTACTCATCCGTACGAACGTACTCTTGCCCATAGTTTTGCACGAGGTTATTGTGTACGCTATACGCATAACCTGTCATATCTTCATCGCCGGGCCGCTGAAACCACGGGTTACTATTTGCCCAACCAACAACACGATTGTCTAGAGTCTCGTGCGGGTAACGCGCAGCAGTTGGTTGAGTATACGCAGATTGTTCCGGTTCGCGCAAGGGGGTAGGTTTAAAATTATTAACCTGCTCCATTTCCATCTGTGCAGCCATCATTTCTTGCTGGGCAGAGGTTGCGGCTTCCGTGTCACCGATGTCTAACGCAGACTTGAATTTAGCCTTGGCGTTGTCCATGGCAATTTGTGCCAGCGATTTGGATTTGTCAATATAGGCGTGTTGCCCCACATTAACGTACTCATGCAACCGCTTGTTTTCAGCAGCCAGAGCCTGTGCAGCGCGTTCCAACTCCGTCTTCTCACGGTACAGGGCTTCTGCCTTGCGCCGCTCGTCGTGGCTCTTATGAGTCAGCTCTTTCATCCGTTTCTGGACTTTGCTGCTGTATTCGTTAAGTTCCTCGTCAGTCGGGTCAGCTACCTCGCGGTCTAGGGGTTTACGCCCCCGGTCTTGAGCAGGAGTGTCATCGACAACTTCAATCTCAACGTTCTCATCGCCCTCTAACTCAAGGGTAATGTTGTTCTCATCCCCAACTTCATCGGGAAATTTGAACTCATTTTTTTCAAATTCAGCCATGTTTATTCCTTATTTGCGACGAATGCCACGAGGATCAAGCACAATGCCCTCGACGGAATCTTCGTTAATCATGCGAAATTCTCGACCATGAATGACTAGTCGTGAACCTGCGTTGGGGCGTACCAAAACAAAGTCGCCTTCTTTGCACCAAGGGCCTGACGGATACCGTGTTTTGTCGGCATAACAATCAGGACCTAGCTTGACTACAAACAGCACCGTGGTCAGTGTCTCTTCAATGCGAAGGGTTTCATCTGACTTAGCGATACCGCTGTCAAACTCCTTGTCGGCTTCAGGAATAGCACAAAGGATGCGCCAACCTGACGGGATAGGAAGTTGTGTTGCTTTTTCTTCAGCAGTTGCTGAGAAATTTACTGAGCCAACAATTTGTGGGTTGTTGGGATTAGCACCGATCAAGATTTCACTCATTGTCGTGGTCTTCCATTTGTTGCTTGAGGTCAAGCAGGTCTCGCTCTGCGTAGGCCAAGCCCTCTATTACCCCACAGAGTTTTTGGTATTCACCAAAATCCTTACAGCGCCCGGTTGCTACATCGTCAGCCAAGGCGTTCATGCGTTCACGTAGTTTTTTGCGTAGAACGTCGATTACATCCATTATTATTCAGCTCCATTTCTAGATGTGGTTTTACTTTGTAGTGTTTCTCGGTCATATGCCATCTGCGCTTTGCTCTTAGCAATATCAACGCCTACTCTCAAACCCTCACGCTCTTGGTCTGCTTTGAGTTTGCTTTGATCGTACTGTGACTTGAGACCTAGCTTCAGACCTTCACGCTCGTTGTCAGCTTTGAGTTTCTCGCGCTCAAGTGCTATCTTGTCAGCCTTATCTGCAGCGTCAACCATCATCTGCTTCTCTTTAATGGCAACTTCCTTAGCTTTGAGTTGCAACTCGGCTTGCTGCATCTGTACGAGCGGGTCTTGTGCGGTCTGCGCGGCTTGCTGTGCACGGGCTTCTGCTTGATTTTTACCTAAGAGTTGACCCGCAGCTTGAGCGATTAACCCTGATATCTGGTACTCGATCTCGCGCGAAAGCTTAGCTTCTGGATCAGGCAGTGACACACCCAACTGTTGCTCCATTTTCTCGCGGTATGCCATGGCTACGTGCTCAGTAATGTGCGCATTTGCGGCTTGCAGCAGGATTTGTGCCTGTGGGTTCTGCCCCATAACTTGCGCAATCTTGGGGTCTTGCATCGCAGCCATGTGAGTGCGGATGTGCGCCTCGTGGTCTTGGAACTGAAACGCTTTAACAGGTTTACCCATCAAGATATTCATGTTCTCGGTCACAGGGTCTGTGGGCTTGTGGTCATCTTCCAGCGGCACAAGCTTGTCGGCTTCCTTGATGTTAAGCACTTCCAACATCTGGCGGTGCAACTTAGGCAAGTTGTAAATCTGTGGAGCCATCTGCGCTAACTGGATCACCGCCTGATACTGCACCACGCGCTGCGCGAGCGTTGATGCGTTTGGGTCGCTGACGGGAATGATATCGACGAGGCTATAGTCGCGCTTGCGCGAGCTACGTGCGCCCTCTTCTGGCTGGTAGTCGTACTCTGACGGTGAGAAGTCACGGATCAACCCAGCAAGCAACTTGAACTCTTGCTTCATTGAGAAGTGCATCCGCGCTTGGACTGCAGACATCACTTTCAGGTTGCGCTCAATTAACGCGAGTGTTGTGCCCACGGGGGCGTTAGCAGACATGTCGCTGATCTTCATGTCTGGTGCTGCAGCAAACTTCTGAGCTTCCTCAATGATGATGCCACGCAAACCCAGCAACACTTGGCTTGGCTCTTTGTAAGGCAGGGGCATGATGTTATCGCGCAACGATCCCGAACTTACGTCCACATCGCGGAACTCGCCCGGTGAGATCGGTGTGTCATCGCCCTTGATGCGCAAGCCTCGGGTCTTCATACCACCCGGCAGGTTAGACAGCGTACCTGCATCAACCAACTGGCGCGTAATGCTCGTAGCACTCTTGGCGCTGTTGCCGACTAAGTGAACCAAACCAAAGCCATATGAGCCAAAGCCCGGCACGTACTGATAATGCACGAAGTACTGGCGCGATGCTTTTGGTGTGTACGCATCAGAATCAGCACCATCAAATGCTTTCGGGCGCGGCGAGAGCATAGCTTCTGCTTCGGGGTCCCAGTTGCGGCGGATTGATAAGATCGTAGTAGAGTCTTTTAGCAGGGTCACAACGTACGGCAGAGCAATCCCAGTCTCTTCACCCTCGGCGTTCGTATCTTCAAACCCCGGCAAGTCAAGCTCAACGTGCATCTCAAGCAGGAGCGGGCGATCATCGTATGTCGCGCTAAACCCAGTCTCACGATCCTTGGCTTTCTGAATCTCATCAATCTGCAGGACAGGACCATCTTCAATGTCCACATCTGCACGGTAGAACCCTGACTCTTGGAGCTTAAGCAACTGGTTCTTAGTCTTTCTCATGCGGTGTGTGATGCGCTCACACATGCTGATCTCGCTCGTGCCGTATGGCAACACCACATCCTCGGCTGGCACAAACATACTGACTTGCCGCCCAAGGCTTGGGTCAAAGTAGACCTTCTTAAACGCTGAACCCGCAATCGGCAGGTTCCATAACATCTTCTCGTGCTCTGACCGGTATTCGCGCATGACCTCAGTCAGCTCGTAGTTCATGTCATCTTGCACACGTTGTGCCGCGTCTGTTTTCTCAGGCGATATCTTACCAATGATCTGAGTCTTGACAGGACCTGCCGCAGGAAACGTCTCCATAATCGCTTCTGCTTGGAAGCGCACTGCAGCTTCTGCAATCAGCGGGGAGTACACACCACAGGCACCGGGCCAAGGCTCTATGCGCTCTTCATACTTCAGACCTAACAGCTTAATACCATCGGTATACGTCTGCTCCCAGTCCTTGCGACTCGCAATGTCGTTGTCATAGTCGGCAATCAAGTCACCTACCAGTGTGGCAAGGTCTCTATCGTCAATGTGCTCGGCAAGGTTGGCGCTAAACGGCACATCCTCGTCATCGCCTTTCTTGTTAGGGATGATCGTGATCTCAACGCTGCCATCATCTAAGCGCACCATATCAGGATTGACAATTTCTAACTCTATCTCGGGTGTCTGGTCCTCATCTAGTGCATCAATGCCCTGTGGTGCTGCGTACAAACTTTTTTCAATTGCCATAATTATTCCTAATAGTAAGCCGCAACACGTGGTCGCATGATTTCGTCTTCAGCGTCACTGTCTAATCGAATGAACCCACCACTACGGAACCGGGCAAGTGCCATCGACACGCAGTCAACCATGTCATCGTGGTCTGACGCAGGAAATGCCGCAACTTGCTCGACTACCTCTTCGGCCCATTTATAACTTGTGGGATACCACACCATACCAGACCTAAATATATCTGATATTGCGTTAACACGCGCTATTTTATCGCCTGTGCCTCGATGCGGGGTAAATTCTTGCACCGGTATACCCATGCGCCGCAACTCTTGGAAGAGTGGGGTCCCAGAAGACTTCTTTTCAACAATAAATGAGTCCGGTTGCCACTCTTTGTACTCGCGCAACGCCAATTCCTTCAATTCCGGGAACTCAACACGTACGTTGATGGCGTTTAGCAAGATGATGTGGTTTGCTTCCCCCGTGTGACGCTCGTCGTTGAACACACCCCACGTTAAAAGGGCAGTAAAGTCGGCACGGTTGTTCTTTTCTGCCGCAGCGTCGAGTGTCATGATGATGTATTCGCAGCTTGGGGCGTCATCTGCCTCCCATTTGCGCCACCATTCACGCTTAACCAGTGCACCTTCCTCTGCAGTGGGGTTCTGTTGGAACTGCGCGTTCCACTGAAACAGCGGCATAGATGCTTTTGTGCGGTGCAACGCCTTTAAATCGTAAAAATCAGGCCAAAGTGCCTTCTCGTTGTCGGTATTCTCGTTAAAAATGGCAGGGAACTCGAACAATTCGTACTGATCTGAGTTGGCTATGCGCCCCATGTCTTTAGATAGCTTGCCAATCAAGTCATTCGGATGCCACCTTGTGTGCACAATAGCCACCTTGCCCTGTGGCATAAGGCGCGTTCGCGCACCATAAGTAAACCACTCATACACTTTCTCAAATACATCATAATTTCCGTTAATAACGTCTTGTTCTGAGAATGGATCGTCCACAATCAGGAAGTGTGCACCACGACCAGCGAGTGCAGCGCCCACACCACATGCAAAGTACTCACCTCCCATGTTGGTATTCCACCGCCCGGCGCTCTTAGAGTCAGCAGCTAGTGTGACTGTGGGAAATATCTGCTTGTATGCGGAGCTTCCTACAACGTTACGCACCTTGCGACCAAAGTCAACAGCCAGATCAGCCGTGTGCGAGACCATCAATACCTTCTTATCAGGGTTTCTACCTAGATACCATGCAGGGAAAAAGATAGATACAAGCTGTGACTTGCCATGGCGCGGTGGTACAGATACCCCGATACGATCTTCCTCATCGCGTTCCATCTTCATGAGCAGGTCAGCGAGCCGGCGGTGGTGTCGCCCAACCTTATAGTTGGGGTCCATGTGCTTACAGAACTCAATCAGATCATCACGGCAACCTGCTGAGAACTTGCGTTGCTCCAGCGTATCGGCAATCTTGAGTATTTCACTTTGTTCTTGGGCAGAAAATTCATCTAGGCGCGTGAGCAGTATCTCAAGCTCTTCCTCGGTAAAGTCGAGGATGTCGTCACTCATTAGAGATGTCCTGCGTAATCCCAAGTTCTTTGTCTACGTCGATGTCATCAATTATCACAACGTCTTGCACATCTTTGTTCAAGATACGGTTGAACTTTTCACGTAGTGTTTTACGCAAGTCTTCTGTGCTCTGGTGGGTAATTGTGACTTCCGAACGTTCAGTAAACAACCCCACATCGGTAATCTTGCCAAGCAGCTCTAATGCACGGATGCGCACCCGTGGGTCTGGGTTCTCGGACTCCAGCAGCAGCTTATTTGTGACAAGGTGTCGAATTTCAATGCTGTGACGCACAACAGCCGAACCGAACTCATCGAGGATACGGCGTGTTTCTATAAGAGATGCTGGCGGAAGAGCCGCAGCACGTTGGGTGGTAACTTGTTTTGAGGTTGTTTCTGGGCTTGCTGCGTAGGATGTTGCAAGGGCTGCAGCGATGTCTTGGGCTTCTTGGCTTACTTCTTCTAACTCGTAGCCATGTCCTGCAAGAATATCCGCTGTGCACGAAACCGCCCGCACTCGTTCATGCAGGTCAACAACCGCCTGTTGCGGTGTAAGAGGTACACCTTGGTCAGGTGTAAGCACTAGCGCCATGAATGGTTCCTACGCGATGACTTATGCCACGTTCCATATAGTGTACAACGCTTTTAAATTTTTACAAAAAATTTTTGATATAGGCAAATTAAAAGTGACGGGGGGTGTTCTGGTTAAACAAAGCTTAGTAGTAAGAAACGCTTAGGAAACGTGATTATTTGTGAGGAATAGTATACATACAGCACGGCACACACGACTGACCACACGGCGGGGCGGGGTACGGTGGGTTCGCCTGAATCCTGACCATGGTCAGGAAAACTATGTTACGTCCTGCTATAACTTGTCACTATTTGACATTCCCTGCTAGATCGCCTATAATTAAGTTGTCGGTTGCACAACGACATAATTTTAAAAAGGAAGTTAAATCATGAGTAATTTTGAAACCTTTGCGCTATCTAGCGCAGCCCGTTCTACCCTGATTGACGTCGTTAAACTCGGCGAAAAGGCGGGAAACCAATTGGTTAAAGCCGCCGATCAATTGACCGCCGATGGGTTGTCATTTGTTAACCTTGAAACCGAAAAGAATGGCGGTTCAGTTATCGTTCGTAACGAAGTTAAAGCCGCGCTGTTTCAAGGTTTGACCAAGCAAGAGCAAGAGATTATCAACGCCGATGTTAAGACCTTGAATGCCGCACAAAAGGTCGATCGTAACGAAGCAAAGAATAAGATTGATTCTTATCTTCGCAAAGTACGCAACCACATGATGCCTGAAGTTGACGGTGATGCACAAGAAACCAAAACCGAAGTGCAGCGCATTCAAGGTTTGCTTGAAGATGCAATCACCAAATTGCAGAAATTAGCAGAGCCGTCATTTGATGTGACGCACGTTATCAAGACAATCAAAGCAGCAAAAGGCGCTATGCCAGCGATCTAACCACTAACCATAGGATAAGGCGGCTTGCGCCGCCTTACTTATTATGAAACGCAAACTACTCGACCTGTTCTGCTACGTTTTCCTTTTCGGCGTGATGTTGTTTTTTGCTGATTGGATTCTCGATATCCTTGCACAATAATCTAGGGGTTAACCATGCATCAATTTAAATTCTCAGATATTCACCTGTCCAATTTGCTAATGTGGCAAATCCGTGGCGACCTTAGCAATACGAAAAGACAAGACGTCTTTTGGATTAAACCTATTAAATCCGGCACTATCGTGCATAGCTATGAGAGTCGTAAAACCGTGGCTGGCGAACGGTTTCAGTTTTTCAAGTATTGCCCAAACGCACAATAATCTTGCACTAACTTACTAACCCGCTTCGGCGGGTTTTTTTATGCCCGTATGGTTTGCGCCATGCGGGTTTTTTTACGCCTATTGCACCTGACTGTGGTCAGGTCAACTTCGCACCCTGTGATTTTCTGAGCGGCTGCATGACAGTATCCAGAGCAGCGTGGCGTGGGGGGTTGCAGCATGGCTTGTTTCAGGGCGTCACCAAACGCAGCAGAACTCGTGTGACAGTATCCAGAGCAGCTTGGCGTGACGATGCGAAACCTGACCACGGTCAGGATCGAATGTTCTAATGTTCGTTTTTGGTAATGTTCTAATGTTCGCTTTTGACAATGTTCTAATGTTCGTTATTGAGTGAAATTGAATGTTCGTTTTACTTATAATTTGAGATGCTTTTGGTGTGTTTGAATGTTCTAAAAAAGGGCTAATGTTCTGTGAAAGTTCCTATAAAGTTCGCTTTTTTTGACGACAAAACGAACATTAGCTTTGGTGAGCAAACGTGACAGATTACCGCAAGGTACAGCAAGAAGTGATAAGCAGGGTTTTACATATTGTTACTTATACTTATATATATTAATAATTTTATTTTATTAGAATAGAATGTTCGTTTCATGGTCAGGTAGTCCGGCGACTGCGAGCGGAAACTCATTTTGCAAACGGTGTTTTAGAACTTTGTTCGGTTTGCAATGTTCTTTTTCTCGCTCTTTTCCGAGGTGCCCTTTCACCCTAACAAAAATCGAACATGGGAACATTCCCAACGTATCAAGTACTTGCAAGCCATCCACAATAACTTTAACAGAACTTCTCAGAACTTGACACCCGTTAATAACCATGCTATAATAGAGGTTAATGGTAAAGCGAACATTTGATTTGAGGAGAAAACGAACATTAGAACATTACACAAAGCGAACAAAAGAACATTAGGTAAAACGAACATTAGAACATTCAACCAACCAAACCTGACCATGGTCAGGACAAGGAGTAACCATGCAAGTCATATATGAGTTTTGCAAGTCTGCTAACGACCAAAGCATTTTGCAACAAGCTGAAGCTGGCTTCTTTAACAAGATCAAAGACGATGCACGTATCGAGTTGCTGACCTACTACCCCAACACGAACCAGTTCATGACGCATCACGAGGGCATCCCAAGCACACGCTACTGG